CGTGTCCACGCTGCGGTTGTTGTCCTCGATAATGAACGTGCAAGGTAGATTGTTCGCTTCCACGAACATCGCGGCCTCGTAGAAATGGCCCTCCTCTTCGCCGCCGTCGCCGATGAAACACCATACTCTCCTTTTGAAATCGAATTCTTTATATGTAATTGCCCATGCAACGCCCGCCGCGATCCCAGCGCAGCCAGCCAGAACCGCGCTGCAAAGGAAATTCCGCGCGCGTGAGTAGACGAACATTGAATCGCCGCGATTGATTGCGCCCGCCAAAGTCGCCGGATCAATGCCAGCCATGAGCGCGTGATAATGTGTGCGGTGTGTAGAAAACACCCAATCGCCTTCTTTAATCTCACTGAATATCGAAATCAGTTCGTCCTCGTTGCCGCCGCACAAGTGGACGAGCGACGGCAGTTTGCCGCCTTCCCATGCGTCTTTTACGGTGCGCTCGAAGTTGCGAAGATCGGCGGCGGTCATGGGTAATTAGGGAGGCTCATCGCGCGCTTGTGGGATTCGTCGTAATTCCAACAGATTGCGCTTCCATCGAAGCATCGCGGGACGTGCGGACAATCATGCTCGAAGTCGATCATCACGCGGCCTGCTTTACCGGCACGCATGAGTTGAATTCCTTCGTTGATTTGGTCGAGTCTGATTCTATGGGTGATCAGCTTCGGGTAATCGTTAAGCAGTCCATCGCGCCACATTTGGACGTATCTCGGAATGTCCACGGTCGGCAGAAACATACCCGCAGAAGTGCCACCTGGTTGAAGCGAAATGTATCGGCAACCGGAAACCATTAAACTACCGGTCGTGTCCAAAACCACATCATAAAGACCACCGATGTCTCCATAAGTGTGAACAAATAACGCGCCCAAGGATTCGACTAAATCTCTCTTATTGTGAATATCCGTTCCGTGGACTTCGCCGCCAGCAGCAACACTAGCTAAAATCAAAGCTAGCCCGACGCCTCCGCAGCCGACGACTAGAACCTTGTCACCGCGTTTGATATTTGCCTCATTCTCGACAATCGCCAGCGCAGTCGAAAGCGCGCAACCGAGAAGCGCGGCGAAATCGTTTGGAACGTCGTTGTCGATCTTTGTTACGCGGTTTTCGCTGACGAGAACGTATTCGGAGAATGTGTTAATCGGGCCGAACTTGATCTCTCCGAATGCGCCGCCTGTTGATTTGTGACCCGCGCCTTTACGCCAATGCAGGACAACTTTGTCGCCCTGTTTTAAGGTTTTAACGTTTATGCCTGTCGCTTGAACAATTCCGCAACCCTCATGGCCGAGCAGGTGAGGTAGATGCGCCGGATCGCCTTTGATGCCGTCGATTTCTTGAATCTGCGAACCGCAGATGCCCGTGCATAGAACCTGCACAAACACCTGATTTTCGTCGACAAGTAAATCGTTTTCGCCGTGAGTGGACGGTCGAACATATTTCACGGTCAACGGCGCACCAATCTTTTCGAGGACTGCCGCGTTCATCGTGCGAATATCATATTGACCGGCGGAAACATCATCTGCAGCGAGTAACCGCGGTCGATCATCAGCGCAGGAATCGGCGACTGTTCCGGCTCAAGGATTGGCAGATGCGCCGCGTTGTATTCAGCGACCACTACTGATGGATTGTGTTTCTCGAAGTCGAACGAACTCAAAAGCTCGAACTCGGTTCCTTCGGTGTCCACGCTCAGAAAATCAATCTTGCCGACCTCGAACCGTTCAAGGAATCCTTCGACTGTCTCGGCCTTATGGCGCACGCCTTTCGGATTGATGCGCGACCAATAAGGATTCTCGGAATCGACACGGAAAAACACTTCTGGATGCGTCGAGATAATCGCGCAATGAAACGCGGGAATGTCTTTCCATTCGTCGGCCCATAGTGGACTGCCGTCGATGGCAAGGCCGTCCCATTTGCGGTCGCGCAGGAACGCGGTGTTGCTGGTCGTGAAGGGATGGCCGCAACCTATGTCCACATAGAAACCGCGCTCCGGCAGCGGTAGATTCTCGGCGATCCACTTGTCCTCGCGGTTTTGGGCGTAGTAAAGTGGTTCGGTCATTTTCGATTGGCTATTCCTATCATTAGTCCAAGAATAAAAGCGGAGGCAATACTTACGATAATCCACGCTTCGGGAGGCATTACATTAGGTCTTTATATTCGACGATTGCTGTGGATCGACGGCCGAGGAACGCGTGCGCGGCCTTGTATTGAAACATGATCTCGTTCGGCTGCACTAATTGAATCACGGGGAACTTTACGAATTGCTTTAGCCCGTAGCTGAAATCCTGCGTGTGCGTCTTGCCAGTGAATAGCGGCTTGTCGCGGTTGCCGACGACGATCCGCAGAATGACGGTCGGCGTGAATTCGCCGTGACTGATCTCGCCGATCTTGTCCAGATGATTTACGATTGCGTCCATCGCGTTCAAGATGAAGTCGAACCGCTCGATGAATACGACAGGCTTTAGACCTTTGAGCGACAGGCCGATTGCGAAACTGACCATCAAGTTCTCAGCGACCGGCATTTCAATCAGTTGCGAATCCGGGACGTTCCTTAGCGTGCCCATCGCGCGCCCTATTTTGACGCCGTATCCGACGAAACGCACGAGTGGATCTGCGGCGAGTTCGTCCATCGCGTGGGTCAACATTTCTTTGTAAGTCGGCGTGACGATATTGACGCAGCGAATATCTCCTGCCTTTTCAATCCTTTTGAAGAATTCATGTGACGGATGAGTTGGATTGGCTGGATCGTAATGCGGTGGCGCGTTCATAGCAGTCCCGCGCCTTTCAAAATCTCCTCGGCTTCCTCGATCCTGCCGCAATGCATGGTATTTGGACTCAGGTTAACCCTCTCGTTGTCCAAAAGGATCACCCGCAGCTTTATGCTGTCTTGGTTCCAGATATTGAAAGTGGGCCAACTAGGGCCGGTGCTGACCATCAGGATTGTGTGGCAATGAAGGCTCAAGTTGCCAATCTCGGTTGCGGTGTGAAAAATCACGGGAGTTCCCGTTCCTGTTTCAATGACCGTCAGGCCGCGCTCGGTAAGCCTCTCGGTGATTGATGTAAGTTTCGGCAAGTCGTAATTCTGAAACTGGCCGCTGCTGGGCGGTGCGTTCACGATCAGCACGTCGAAAGTGTAATGTGCCGACTGCTTAATCGCCGGATAATCGAAAAGCATATCCTTCGGTTCGCGCATCGGATTCTCGACTTCCATGCGCTCGCACAAGCGTGGGAACCATTCTTTCAAATGAAACTCGACGAAATCATTCCTGATCGCGCTTTGATACCAAAAATTATCTGCGCCGCGCCATGCGTTAATTGCATCGCTCGGCATCATATAACCAAAGTCGTCCAGCTTGAGATTTGGAATGCCTTCGACTAGCGGGCGCAACTGCCAGTTGTATTGATTTTGCGCGTAGTGGACGAACTGGCGATCTGGATTAGCGAGCGCGACTTTCCTAAGGAAATGCAGGTGGACTAAATTATCACCCAGGTGGTAAGCGTTGAATGTGCGTATTGTCATTCTCGAAGCCATTTCTTGAACCGTTGCCAGCGCGTCAGTTTTGGCCTCAATGAATACGGATTAATAACGTCGCAGCCATGCCATTGAGAGACAATAAAGTCGCTCCAAACGCCGAACACGGGATGGTCAATCTCGCGGACTCGAAAGAGTTTACGAAGGCATCTTTTCAATCTGGACTGCATCTGGATTTGAGACTTCTAACGGATAGGTTTTACATCGTCAAGCAATAAAAAACGAGCCGCGAGTGTTTAGTTCGCGGCTCGGCCTCGGTATTAGGCAATGGCAAGAAAGTTACGAGGAGTATTTCTGCTGGCCGATCACGACCGCATCAATCGCGCTGTTGGCCGTAGCCGACCCGGTGATTAGCCAAGTCAGATACATATATTTGTTCGTGACGGTCGTCGTCGAGCCGAACGCGCTTGAACGCAGATCGACGTTGATTACCTGGTTGCTGACTGTCGTCGAAAAGTTCGTTGCATTGACGACCCAATTGTTCGCGTTCAAGACATTCAAGTCAGCGCCCGCTTTGATCGACGGAACGATTACCGTCCCGGACACACCCGCGCCGCACGAAAGCAGAACGGCCAGTTTCCCGGTGTAACTCGAAACGTCAAACGCCTGAGTGCCGGTGTTCGTGTTGATGTTGATGCAGCCATTGGTCAACGATGTGACCTTTAGCGCCCCAACGAAATCTTCACCTGTGATTGCTGCCATAGTTTATTTGTCTTTCGGTTTAATGAGTTCTGCCCGCGGAAACTCCTCGTGACACTGGCACAGGTGGAGTGCTGTCCAGCGGTCCATTTCGTGGATCTCGCCTGTTTTGCCGTAGCTTGCCACGCCGCGCGGCTCGTTCGCGGGCGCGACAATCGTGTCGTGGAGGAGTCTGACTTTTAGTGTTGATGGATTTGCCATATTCTTTACGCGGCTGCTGTGTCGGTTGAGATTTCAAACGCAACAGGGTGCCTTATGCCGCAATCGACCCACTGATGCATCGTGACCTCGATCTGCTCGGATTTCTTGAGGCTGTAGGGATCGACAACGATGTCGAGGCCCGCCCAGCGCGCGGCGATAAAGTCGCTCCACACGCCGAACACTGATTTGTTGCCAGGCAGGTTGTTGCTCACGGTGGCCGGATAACCGATCACCATGTTGTTATTGTCCCAGAGTGGCGATGCGGTGTTGATGAACGCAACCGCGGCTTTGAGTTTCGCGCGGGCTGGCGGCGAAAACAGCCATGCCATTGATCCAATGTCGGCGTTTGCCACCGCAATATCGGATTCTTGGGTGAGCAGTTTGGCGAGGACGACAGCGCCGGAGTAGGTCACTGTGCCAACGCCGACTGTGTTAAAGATGCCAATGGGTTCGCCAGATGTCCCGGAACCGTTCAAGTAAACGCGGTCTAGCTCGACCGCTTGCGCGGCGACGAGATCGTCCCGGACAAACGCTTCGACCGAGAGTGACGCCTGATTCAAAAGCTGTTTCGTGTAGAAAGTGTCAGCGCCGAGGCGATGCGGTTGCAGGGTCAATTGCCCGAACGCCTGCGTCGAAGCCGTGACCGTCGCGCCTTCTGCCAGCCAGTAAACCGTGCCGGTTCCGGTCACGCGCGGGATTGCAACGTTATTGACGAGTCCGTCCAGGTTACGAATGCCCATGTTGGCGACCGTTGTTCGGACGCGCAGGTATTCGATCAGCGAACCCGTGAGAAGATCGGTCCCGATTAGATAGCCGCCCAAGTTTTGAACGCCAGCGGACAGACCTCGGGTTTGCATCTGCCTGAGTGAACGAACCTCGTCCAGCACGCGGTTCATGGCCGCGCCGCCGAGTTCCTGGTCCTCGGCCATATTGGACAAGCTCATGTCCTCCGGTAGCGTGAAGCCTTCGCGGTTGTCGAGAACGTTGTCGCCAGCCGAGCGCAGTTTTTCGCGGGCTGCGGTGCAAGCCTCTTTTTCGATGCCGGTGATCTGTCCGTTATTAACGAACGCTTCCAAGATCAGTTTACGAACCGAGAACTGTTTCCGGTCTTTTTTCGACATTCCGATCTTTGTGTCTGGAATCTCGACGTGCTTTGCCGGGTCGAACGCGTTGTTGCACTCGAATTGGAATTTCTCGAAGTCGGCGCTGTTGTTCTTGTGCTTGGTCGCAATCTCGCGCGCGGCTTCCTGCCACTTCGGGAATTTGATCGCGGCGACGTGGTCGTCGATGCGCTGGCAACGCTTCTGAAAGTCTTTAACCGCGTCTTGTGCCGCCTTTACAGCGTCCACCGCGGGTTCTTTTACAATTGGTTCGCTCATCGTCATTTCCTTTTTGTCAACTTGTCGTCCGCCAACTTCGAGTTCTTTGGTTGAGAGTGATCCGCCGTCGCGCCCGATACCGACAGATGTGTCGGCGGGAACAGTTACAAGACTGCATTCGTATGGTTCCCAATCTGTAGCGGTGAAAGTTTTGGTGTCTTTCTCCTCATCCATCTTGTGGATCTCGTAACCGATCGACGCTTCGCCCAGGATGCCGTCTTGCACGTCTTGAAATTTTTCTTTTGCCAGCGGCGAACTTCCGAACTTCACGACGACATTCAGTTTTGAACCGTCCGGGTCCGCGCTGAGAACCCTGCCGATATGCGCGTCGCGGTTATGGTTGAACAGCAGCGGCCCGGATAATTTCAGCCGGTCCAACCGAATTGCCCCAGCTTTATGGCTCAGAATTTCATTACCGAAAAAGCGGCGATAAGGTTTGTCACTCGAAACGGATAAAGTGACCGTGCGTTCCTGTGGGTCCAGTGAATCGCGGTCGAAGGTCGCGCTGCGGTAAAGCGTTTTGGGAATCTTGATCTTGCTCACTCGTTAGAGTAAGCAATGTCAAACGCCACCTTGAATTTTAGAAATAAACGCGTTCTTGGCTTGGACTAATGTGCGATCTGGCAGATTCGGGAGAGCGGCAACACGCGTTTTTAGATCCGATAGAGAACTTGCTGCGGCTACGGCAGCTTTGAAATCTGTGATCCATCCACGCAATGAATTAATTTCGTCCACCATGATTGCTGCGACGGCGCGATAAGCCCTCGCGTTTGCTGGCAGGCTAGTCATAAAATCAATGGCTTGGTCCTGATTTTGTAACGATGTCCATGCATCCTGTGCGGCTTGTGAACCGTCAAACGCATTGATGATCGGTTGCGATGCGGCTTGCAGGCTGGGAGGACTGACCCTCACGGTGGCGGGATTATACGGACTCACTACGCCTCCAATTCCGTCGATAGCGATGCCAGCGGATCGAATATCACTATCGAGGCGCAACGTTAATTCGAGGCTAGAGGGCATTAGAATTCTCCTGTTACGATCAATCCCGATTGGCTGCTGTCTCCGCCGTTATCACCTAGAAAGATGCAGACATTCACTGTTCCCTTTTCATTCCAACTGACATAATGATACCCCAGCCCCGGTGCGCCAACAAAGCGACCGATTGTTTGATATAACGCTCCCACGGCATTAGAATCATACGCAGTCTGTACTACACCTGAAAATGTGGTTGTGCTGTCTATGCCGACGCCAACTCCGCTTACGACTGCGGTGTCCTGGACAAGACTTAGGCCGTGAACGGTTGCGTCTATGTTTACTGATGCGTCGCCAGTGACGTATTCGATTTTATTCCCACTCGCTCCATGAGCCTGACGAATCGTGTTCGTGGTATAGCTCCAATTATCGCCCGTGTCTATTACCTTTATTGGTCTAGTAACCCGATTGAAGGCATTCCATACAAACCTAGTTCCGCCGACCTGGTTGGTTACACCGCCGCCGCTGTCCGCAATTACATTGCTACCGCTGGCCCGAATCGTGCCGAGCCAAAGTTTCGTGTGATCGCTATTCAAAACGACAACGCCGTCTTGTGTTCCTAGGGCATCCGCGCGTGAAGTATCCGTTGTCCATGCACTTGACAAACTTAACGCGGTCGCGGCTGAGTTGATAAAAACATCGTAGTTGTTCCCACTCGTAACCGAAAGAGATAAGGAAATTTCAGAGAATGTTTTGGCTACCCACGCGGACCCGGAATAGGTGTAAATGTTGTTATGCTGATATGGCGTGTAGTAAAGCGTGCCTTGCGATGTGCGGTCGGACATGGAAACCGGAACGCCGCTTTCAGTCGTCAAGCGTCCGCCGGGATTGCTGAAAACCGTGGCGGCGGACGAACCGAATAGACTCGCCGCCGCCTGTTTCGTGGTGCCGGTCTGGACAATAGGCACCACATCAGTCGCATTAACTACCGTCGCAACTGGCAATTCTGAAATCTTAACGTCACTCATAAACGACTTCTATTGCCCCGGCTTTCTTGGCCGCCTCTTCTAATCTACCCGGAAAAGTTGAACGGAGTGGGCCGCGGCCAATATCGACTTCCCAAAATGCGCCCTTTTTGATTATCTTCGCAACTCCGTGGAATCCAGAGTAAAACCCTTCCCCTGTGACCGTCACCGGCTCGACAATCAGATGTTGCGCCCCGAATTCCGTTATGAGTGCTGAGAAATCTTCGGCAAGCAGGATCATAATTCAATGCCTAGTATTGCGAGCAGTTCTTCTTCTTCCAATTCTCTTTCCCAATATGGTTTCCTTCTTGGTTTCCAATATGGGTATTGGTCTTTGTAAACCCTACCGGGACGCAGACCAATCGCCTCAGGAGTAAAACACTCTGTAACAATAGAATCCCCGGTTTCCGTGACAATTCGAAGCCCGGATTCCGTGATGAGGTGTCCGCATACCTCAACATCCTCGCTACCGTTCCATAGCGATAAAAGCGCGAGAAGCATTTATGACCAGTAGGTTGCAAAATAAGCGATGTTGCCAGCGGTTCCGCCAACCGTAATCACGTTGATCCCAGATGTGCAGATGATTGGCTCGGCGTAACTCAACGTCATGGGATTATTCGCGCCGACTAATGAAGTCACGACAAAGTTGGGAATAATTGGCAGCGGCCCCGCCGATCCGGTTTGCCTATCTGTGACGTTCACGGCCCATGTCGTCCCGGGCGCGTAAACCGAAAGTTGTAGCGATGAAAGATAGACCGTCGATTGAACGATTTGTGTCGTCGTGCTGGTGTTGATTTTCCCAGACACATAGGTCGGCGAAAGTCCGGTCGCGCCGGTTCGCTTGCGCGGCATTACGTCCAAAACACCGGCGACCGAGGCGACTGAGGCTTGCCCTTGAATGCGCGCTAGATCGACGGCGACGTTTGAATCTGGCGTGACTAGCAGCTTATTCGTTAGCGCGGGCTGATCCGTTGCAAGCACAACCCTTTGTGTCCCAGCGGTGAGCGTGCCGCTATTGACCGCGACCGTCGTTCCTAATACCTGCGAAAGATTAAATGAACTGTTCACGTCGGGCGTGACGAGAAGTTTGTTCGTAAGTTGCGGCTGATCGGTCGCCAGGACGACGCGCTGTGTGCCTGCCGATTTCGTGCCGCTGTTTACATCAATGGTTGTTCCCAGAACTTTCTGCACATCGACGGTTGAATTTGCCGTGATGCCTACCGTCCCTGATACGGTTGCGAGAAAGTTGGAAGCATTCGCAGAGATCGCGGTGACTGTGCCTGACACCGACGACAGAAAATTACTGGCGTTTGGGGATTTGACCGTCCAATCGCCGCTTTGAGATACGGGTTGGATCGCTGGGAAATTCCCTATATTGACGCTGCCGCTAATTGGTTGCGTTACGGGGAAGTTCCCGATGTTAACGGTTCCGCTGACCGGCTGCGTTGCCGGGAAGTTCCCTACATTTACCGTGCCGCTAATCGGTTGAGTAGCTTGGAAGAATGTCCCGCTAACTGGAACTGCAACTGCCCGCATCTGGGCATCAGTCAAAGGACCGGAAACCGGCAGCGTCGTGATCGGTGCCCCGGATGAATCAACTAGGACGACCGCCTCTGCGTGAACGTCCGAAGCCGCAATCGTGTTGAGATACGTTTGCATTTTCGTATCTCCCGCGGGCGCGGAATTAACCGTGACGTAATTGTCCGCCATTTACTTTATTCCTGCGAAACAGTGAATCCTTTGATCTTGCCGTCCTCGTCTTTTTGCACGCTGACTTTCTTAGTCGAAGGCATCTGGACTTCGTTTGTAACCGAGACATTCGGAGCGGGCGAGGGGGAAACATTCACGATTACATCCGGCGGCTGAATATCCGGCATTTTAATTGCGGGGACTTTAACCGTAGCCCCGGCAACATTTACGATTGGAGGTTTTTGCTCTGGGACATTAACAACCGCAGGTTCAACGTGAACGGTCATTTGTCGTTCTGGAATGTTGACCGTGATTGGTGGCATCGGAGTGGGTTTAGTCCATTCAAGCAATGACCTAAATTGGTCGATGCTTAATGCCTTACTCGTTCCATCCTGTTCGTTTCCACTACCACCCTGTTGATTTCCGTTTCCACTCTGTTGCTGGTCAGGATTAGTTTTTCCGACCGCTGGCGCTGAACTCATCCCAAGTTCTTCCATTAGCATTTCTTCCTCAGCCAACTCGAAAAGAACTTGCTCGAAATCCGCATCAACGTCTGAGTCTTCAATGATACGTGTTCGGCTTGTGAATTTGTTGGCGACTTCGAGCGCGGACGATTGGACTTCTTTCAATGGATCGACCCATGCCCAGCGGCGACCACGGAAGATTGGCTTGTTAAACTTGTCGAACTTGGCGAGTGGCAGCGGAATCGCGCCGGTGAGCAGCGCCATGTAAAGCCACGCCTCGAATATCGGTCGCTCGGCGATGTCTATGTCGAAGCGTTGGATTAGTTTCCAAAGTTCGCGTTCGTCGAGCATTCCGAGGCGACCGCTTGAATAGTTCACACCTTCGAGGTCGTTAGCGATGATGTTGTAATTCGCGCCTGGAAGTCCCGCGCACCATGCGCGAAGCAAACCTTTGCGGAACAGATCGAAATTTCCGTTCGGATGCGATGGATTCCATTCCTTAAAGTCGATGCCCCACTTTAGGCCCGTGAACGACCCAGGCTCGGCGTCCATCGTGCCTTCCTGCGTCGGGTCTGGCCGGTCGCCCATAGCTTCGCCGCCTTCTGGAACCATGTTTGAGGTGAAGAAACCGAGCTTGCAGGCCGATACACGCGCGGCGACGACTTCGGCTTCCTCGTATTTGTCCAGGTGCCGCGATTTCTGGATTACGGGCGCAGACCACGGAGCCGGCCGTGTTGAATCGCCGTCCTCATAACGCGCGTAATGGATAATATCCTCGGCTAATACCCGCTGGTAAGTCTTGGGCGCTGATGTCATGGCCGCGCCGGGAACTGAGAACTGCCAATCCTGCGGCTGCCGCTTGATGAAGTAATAAGCGATCCGCTTGCCCATATCGTCACGCTCGATGCCCATGCGGATTTGATTGCCGTTGTCGGCTTTCGTGTTGAGTTGGAAGTCGCACCACTCGGAATTGATCAGCTGCAGGCTGTAGCCGAACTTGTTGACCGCGGGCGAACGAACGTGCCGGATAAAGAAATCGCCGTCGCGCGCAGCAGATAGAAGCCGAATTTGGCAAACCTGGTTGTAATCGAAGCAACCGGCGACCGTGCAATACTCGCGCCGCTTCCATTCGCGCCAACCTTCCTCGATCACCTTATTGGCATAGAGATCCATGTCGCCAATTTCGATTGTCGCCTGCCGTTCGGATAATGTGCGCTGGCCGAACTTGCGTTCCAAGTGTTTGGCGACCCGTTCACGCCGGCGGTAATGTCCGTCGAGGAAATTCTTTTCATCCGGCGAATACAAAACGCGATCCTCGGTTTCCTTGACCTCCATCCGGCAGGTGATGCCCTCCGCGCCGAACACGTTCGCCCAAAGTTCCTCTTTGTATTTCTTAAAGTAAACGTCGGTGCGAAACAGGTCACGGGACCGCGAGCGCAGCGCGAAAATGTTCTGCCAAACGTCTGAATCCTCAGAAATGCCGGAAAGCGCCCAATCAGAGTTTATGCCGCCGACGCCAACAACTTCTTTATAGGCGCGTTTCATCTGCGTCATGGAAACCGATTGCTGAATGGCAACCGCGCTCTGGACTTGCGGTGTTTGCTGCGCGGCCAACTTCGCCAGCGTCTTTTTGCCCGGACCGCGGCGGCGTGGCGGCGGCTTTGGTTTGAAAATGGACGGCAGATTTAAGGCCATTTGAAGCGCGTCCCGATAATTCCGGTGTGATTGATTCCGCGAAGGACTTCCGCGGCCTGCTGCTCGCGGATAACCTCAGCCTGTAACCGCGTCCGCATGGCGATCAGCGTGGTGACGTCATAACGGGTATATGAAACATTATTGACTGACACCGACTGAAATCCACCCGTGGTTAGCGAGGTAATTGCCGTGTTTATGTTGTCCAACATTTGTTGCGCGGTCGAGGCCTCTTGAGTCTGCGACAAATCAGGGATCACGTTCATTACGCCCGTGCGCGCCGTCGCTCGCTGCGCGGTCGCGGCCCGTTCGGTTGCGTAAATGGCGAAAGTATATCGCCCCGGCGTCCAATTAGCCGTGTCCGACTTATTTAGCGTGAAAACGAAGTTGTTATCGCCAGTCCCGTTCGTGGCATTGGTCGTGTAAGGAGCGGAACCGGGAATCTGTAAAAGATACTGCGCGGTCCAATTCGTGTGCGGATAATCGCTCAACTGTTCCTCAAAAATGTAAGTTCCGCCCTGTTCGATGAGTTCGGGCGCACCTGTAGTCAGTGCAACAGCCATTCACGCTGCGCTTTTTGTCAAAACGGGCGTAAATCTAATCAAATTAGGGTTATCAATTAGCAAATGTGAGCCGACAGCGATCAATCTTGTCTCGGCGGCGAGCGGATCAGTCCATTCAAGCTGCTTTATCGGGCTGTAGCCGTAGCCCCAAACGTCATTCAAAGCCGATAGCACGGTTTCCGGGTATGGACGAAACCCTTTTTGATTAAGTGCCGTGCTTGGGTTGTCGTAACCGTAATCGACTTCGTTGTCATTGCCGGCCAGATAATCGAGCGCGATCATTTCGCCCATGCCAGCCAGTTCATGCAAGACCGGAAACGTCGGAGGTCGGTCGGCGATGTGGTAATAAACGCCATACAGAAAAATCAGATCCACGAACGGGATCTGTTGCGCCGGGTCAAGTAAACCGGATTCGAGGTCGGCATCCGGCAGGACTGTCACGCGGCTATCGAACGCGAAACGCTGCGCGATTACGTCGGCGTTGCATTCACGACCGTCCTGGACCCAGATATGCGCCACGCCTTGACTAAGTAGCCATTCGGTCTGATCGCCGATGCCTGCGCCCGGCTCATAAATGGTCTTGCCTTCAAGTGGAATGCCTATCGATAGAAAATGATCCCAGCGGACCTGATTAAGTTTGGCGTATCGCTCGGTTCGGAAGTTTTCCTGCTGATCTTGGGTCATTTGACAAAACCTAACGGCTCGTTTAGTGGTTGCTCTATGAATACCCTACCGTCAATCCTACCGAGCGAAGAAAACAAGCGTCGCATCGCCTTAAACCTTGCTAAACCCGCTCATCCAGCGCCCGCGACTCATACGCGG